TGTTTATTTTAAATAAGATAACAAAAGGTTGAGTAGTAATAGTTTGATAAACTAAGCAAAATAAATCGCAGAAGAAGTCTTAATGATGTTGAGGGTGTCAGAGAAAAAATAAGATGATCAAAAAATTAACTTTATAATAAAATAACCATTTACTCGTCAATATGTCGAATATATTACACATACTGATACGCAAGGTGTTAAAATAGCACAATACGAAATTGATCGAATTATTGCGACCGTATAAAAAAAATGTTAAAAAAACATATTGTAATAATAATTGTGGTGATAAGAACAATTTTATCAAATATAACCCAATATATGATAGATTTATGTAGCGAGCCCCTTAATAATGCTCGTTTTTTTCATACAAATACATTTAAAGCATCTTGTAATACACTGAAATACATAACGCCCGAAAAAATCGGGCGAATACTATTTTAGTAGCAACAATTATGCGAGGATATTATCAATAGCAACAGCATTTTTAACACCAGCATCCTTAGAAAATGCAACTGCATAATAATCAAATTTATTTCTTATTCTTAAAACAACCTCACCATTTTCATCACTTTTGTATTTTGCTATCAAATCACCACTTTTCCTTGAATGTAAATAAACCTCATGGGATGATAATAAAGTACCGTCTTGGTCTTTTACTTTGGCTGGAATATTTGTTTTATTTAATAACCAAAAAATCACATCATTTAATATATTCATTCCTTCATTAGTTAATTCTCGATCAAACGGAAATCCCAAAAACGCACAATCTGTAGCAAACGGTCTACCATATAAATCCAAGTCACCCTTTCGGAATGTTGAACAAGCAACTGTTAGTTTGTTATATCCAGCAGTAAAATTACGAATCAAAAGCGGAGTCATATTCGCTGATGTTAAATTGTTATCATGATATATACAAAAAACGTCGTTATAGGTTTCATTATTTTTATAGACTGAAAAATCATACTTGTATTGACCTGAAATCACATCTGTATTATTGATAATTCGATAAATATTATTAGACGAGTATGTGACACTTTTTGAAATACCTATTGATGCAACTGCCGCCGCTCCACTAAAATTGTTTTTTGCTCCACCTGCGAGTACAGGAGTACCTTTATCAAAACTTTTTTTTATAGGATAACCCCTATTGTATTCTTGTGTGTTTTTGTAATCCATTATCAGATCAAATGTTGATAGGTAATTTTCATTGTAATCAATTGATGCTGTATTACAATAAATAACTTGGTGTTCCTGTCTTAGCACTCTAATCATAACCTTAACGTTATCTTCTTTATCACTGCAAATAACTATGTTTGCCATTCTTAATCCTCAAATATAAATTCCAATTCAGTTTTATGTTCTTTATTGAAAATAAATTCAATATCATCACCAATAATAAGTGTATGTTTAAATTTTTGACTTGATTCTATATCATTTTTAATGCTAGATAATTCGATATGGAAGTCTCCCTTTTTTAGGTTACTTATATCAAATAGAAAACGGGGTTCTTCGACAATTTTGTCAACGAGTACATTGGAGAAATGCCGTAATATGATGTGATATCTAACGCCATTTTCTACTGTTACATTACCTTCATACCAACCGACCATGATGCCAGATGTTTGTTGTAAACGATTTCTAGACGACCAGTTAATTTCGATGGTATTCCCTATTATTGATGCAGGATAATAACTACCATTAATTGTTACATTAGCGGGTGGATATGGTCTAATAGCTCTTCCAATGATATCAACAACACGCCCTGTAGCATCAGAGATATCTAGCGAACTTGTCGAAGTTTTAGTTATGATACGGCAATCAACTTTATCACCCTCGTAATATTCCTCCGATTTTAACATTAGTTTACCACCACAAAAATATACTCGGCTATTCTGCTTATGCATTTCGGGGATGGTATCAAGACAGCCTCTTTTGACAATCAATTCATTGCCATTATGGGATTCAACAAATAAAATTTCATCATCAATCAAAATCCACTTGTATTCATTATCTTCTGGACTCTCGTTCAATTTGATTACTGAATCCATTCTGTCAATTTGACTTAATAGTTTTCTCATTTCACATTCAAAAACATTTTCTGTGTTATCAAAATTATCAGATAATGAAGTTGCCAATTCTGCAAGAAGTGCATTTTCCGGTAAGTCTACAAATGCCGCAGCAATTTGCCCACTTAATTCATTGTTACCTGTTAATAATCTATCAACCATTTGTTGCCCATAATTAAAGACTAGTTCGTAATAGGGTGATTCGATAATGACAAAATCTTTAACTGGGCGAGCAATACCTTTGTCAGGTGAAATAGGGGGTTGAACATTGATAACGGATGATGTGGGTAATGAAAATACATCTCGCGAACATTCAAATGTGATTTGATTGTTTTTCTGAGTACCATAGTCGGCAGATATTATCCTCATAACAACGTTATCTAACCCCAAATGTGGCATATTTAATAAAAACACATCACCTCGACCTAGCGTTCTGCCATCCAAATTGATAGTTAACGTAACAGATGCGAGATCGGATGACAAATACGCTAAGTCTCTCATTGCTAATCGAGAGGCCAGAGAACGGCTATAAACTGTATCATATGAAACGGTTGTATTATTTTCCCTCCCTGCTATTGCGATTAAAGCATCATCACGTACTGTAACCGAACCCTGTTTATAATTATTTGTTCTATCAATGAAATTGACTGTAACAGAATTAATCATCTCAGTGACGATATTTTTTTTAATATCTGAAATTTTAACAATGTTAGTTTTATCAAAAACAGGTAAATCAGCTATGTCATAATTATCCCTAATTAACTTTATTTCAAACTGATTTGTTTCCGCATTTTGTTCAAGCACACAATCAGCAACTTTTTCAATATTTTTCTTTAAATCTTCAAATTTACTCTGGCTATTCCATAGATAAGATAAACCTAGCCGTTCTTCAAAAAATTTATCTGCGGCTATTTTGAATGAGTTCTCATTAATGAGGTTTTGCACTGATTGAGAATTGAATCCTGTGTGTTGACTCGTAACTAATTCCCTGAGAATGTGTGCAGGATTCATATCATAACTAGCGCAATTAATAGCGGATATCATAGTTTCATAAATGAGATCAGAATTAGCATCACGAATAATCGGAATGCCATCTTTTGGTGTATTATCAATTTTTGAACTCAACGATATGTTTCGATTAGCGATATTAATACAATAAATATTGACATCTCGACCTTCATTCTTACCAAAAATACCTGTTTTATTGATTAGATCATGAATCTTATTATTTTTAATAGAATCCACATTTTGCAGTTCACCGTCACTTACGAAAATACAACAAAGATTCATCTCAAGATTATTTATGTGCTCAAAAAAATTCACAGATTCGCTTAAAACAGTTTCAAGATTTTCTCCCCCTACAATTGTCAGGTTATCAATAAAATCCAAAAGATTTGGAATGTCATTTTTTGAAACTTTCCTGATTAATTTTTTCTGTGGAGCTCCTCCCTGATATGTTGTGATTAAAACATCAAGCCTTGTTGAATTTAGGTCCATAGACGTTTCAAACTTATTAATTGCCCTTTTTACTGCTGTTTTTAGTGCAATTATTCGCTCTCCGCGCATACTTGCAGAGGTATCTAAAATAAAGTGTATCGCAGTATTATCAAACCAGTCATCTGATTTAATGGCTGCTCGTTCGTTATACCACTGCGGTGTTTTTTTTGCGTCCTGATAGTGTATACGCTGTACCACAAATGAAACATCTTTTAAATATGGATTATTTCCCCAATAAAAATGCCTAAAAACCACACCAGCTACGTAACGATAGGCTGGTACAATTTCTGATATTTTTCTAGCTAGATAACTATTCCTGCTATGTTTATCATGACCTGAATAAATATCAACATACCCAGATACACCTCCCTCCCTTGATTGACCGCCAAACAACGATGGTTTATTGATATCTAACGTTCCATCCTGAATTGCGCCTTGCCATGCGACTCTGTCTGCAATACTAATATTAATCAGCTTATCAATACTACCTTGACAAAAAATCATGCTAGCGCCGGCATAATATTTGTAACCTACCGTCTGTTTTTTCTTACTCCCGCCCATATCGTTGCCTTGCTTGTTCAATTACTTGATTTGCCATTACATCATTAATTTTTAATAAAATTTCAGCATCAATACCATTTTTTAGAAAATCAGACCAATCTAATCCATGCCGTTTAAAAAAAGAACGTGCACCGGAACTGCATTGTTGTGCTGCAATTAAATCCTCTCGTCTCACAATCAAACTCATTTTTTACCGCCTTTTTTTCTAATTGCCTCTACTGATTTATCACCTACCCATGTGTAAATTGGATTTGTTATTTTTACTGTACCAAATACAATGGGTATTTCCGTACCCTCCGTTGATGTACCAGTTTTGAATTCATCCGCTTCTATTTTTTGTTGATTTTTTTTACCGTGTGAGCTAACCACGCCAACAACTAAACCAGCTACAACAGCAACCAATGCTGCGACTAATGCAAACATAAAACCTCTATTTTAAACAATTGAGTGACCACTATTGAGCGGCTCTAAAGGAAGATATGGGAAACCACCATAATTAAGCGTGTTATTGAAGGTATTGCAAGAAGCAAGCGTTCTTGAACACCCTTTATACAAAGCTACCGATGTAATCCCATTGCGTAGATTATCGACAATTTGTTGGTTCCGTCTAAATAACTTTATTGATGTTTCAATATGCTCTTTAATGAATGTTTGTTCACCATTTGGCGCCTGTAGTATTCCGCCAGAAAAATATCCATTGGGAACCTCTTTTTCAAATATAATAGATAGCACATCATTTTTATAGGACGTAATCTCCCCCATCATTTTAAAATTTTCCCGATTTAATCCACATCGTTCACTGTATAACGAATATCGACAATTTCTCTGTACTCTATCATTAACCCCTGTCTGTGCTGTTCGGGTGATTAACAGTTCAAAAGTCATGTCCATTTCTTTATCTGAAGTAGACGTTTCAGTTAATCGACCACTCCATGTAATTGTATTCTGGTAGTTTCTATCCAATGTATAAATGTCAACTAACAAATATTTTGTTATGTCTGGTGTTATCCATTGTTTAACAACCTCATTTGTAATTGGCATAGTTATAGTGATTTTATTTTTAGATAGCGACGCATCGCGTTTGATTGAAGTTCGATTAATTGACTCTCTAATGTAAGTGTTATAGTTAATAATTACTTCTCGCATACCACTTGTATAGCGGTATGTGTTTACACCGTCATAAAAAACATACAATTCTGATTGTTTAAAAATATTGATCATCAAAAACCTCCACTACCTGAATATTGGATTCCGCCTGTTGGTTTGTATTATATTTAATTTGCACACTGTCGCTGTCGAACCTACACAGCATGAGATGACTGATTTTTTTGACTGGTTGATTAATAGTCTTATCGATAATGAGCAGCGTGTTACCATGGACATCTTGTTTTACATTTATTACTTTTACGTACACAACAGAACTATTCAGGAATAGTGCTAAATAATTAAAAGAAGGTAAATCGCCATGATGAACGCTTTTAATGGTAATTTGATTGTTACGAATCTTACCATCATATATGTTTACATCACCATCACATAACCAAAATGGGTTGAGCCTCCCGCCAATTCGATAAATAAACTCCTTAAATTTTGTTATTTCATCAAATCCATCGAGATAAAATTTGACTGGTCTTGATGATTTAGTACGCTCCCATCTCGCCATTCTAGTAATTTTACCAATCTCATAATCAACAGTATCAATATTCTTACTTAACGATGATTCGTTAATACCGTAATTATTGTGAAGTACCTCTATACCGAGATATGATTGAGTTTCAATTGATTCGGAGCGATATAATGGCGGTTCAATTAATTCAATGATTACTTCAAATTGAGTATCAAAACCCGACGTTTTATAAGACACATTTTTTAAAAAACATTCTTGTAAAGGTAATAAATAAGCTTCTAGATAATTATTAACAAGATAAAGTCCTTGTTTTCTTTCGTCGTCTGCGGGTTCTTTGAAAATGAATTCCAATTCCTTATGTTCTTCATTGTCAAATACAAACTCTAATGACTCAATTTCTGATGATTTTAACCAAGTGGCAACCTCATTTTTTGAGCTATCCTGATAAATCAGCAAATTATCACCGATATGATTATTAAAATAATTTCTAATTAAAAATGTGTTCTTATTAATACGGCCAATATAAACAGCTTTAAGCCAATCGGGAATGAACCAAATATCAGTTAAATTATTATGTAGCAAATTAACATATCGATTTCTATTATGTGGATGCGCTATAAATGAATAATTAAGTGTTACGCGTGGTAATGAACGTAACATTATTCTATGTTCTCGACCGTCCCTTGATTCGATAATATCTGTTAGCCATTCGAAAGTCTCTGTTGATCCTACTAATGGCTGTTCAGCAATAACATTTAGCATTATGACCTCAAATTCAGGTAAAAAAAAACCGTCTATTGACGGTTGTGTTAAGGTATTTTATACATTTCTTATACAAAAATTATAGTTGAGTTGATTAACAAAAAATGAATAAAAGAATTTATCAAATAAAAGGATTGGAATATTTGTATAAAATTTAAAATAACATATTGATTAGCATCAAAAATAATGAACTTTCCAATATGCCAAATTGCATTATTGTAAAAATCATTAATCAATTGTTAATATCAATAACTTTTTTAAATTTATTTTAAATCTTTATATTCATTTTTATTATAGGCATCAACATTGAAACTTTTCTAAAATAATGCCTATTGTGTTAAGAAAATTTTAAACCCTAAATAAATATTAACGGGCATTGACAATCGTCGCCAACTCTTCACCATTATCTCTATTTATCCGCATGATTTGTTTGATACCCTCTTGTGTTGAAAGCCACTGTTCTGCTGATTCAAAATCACTTACCAAGGCAATATTAATGATTGGGGATACAGTTTGTGGTGTATTTTCCTGTGTTGATGATTGTGAATAGTTATTAACTACTTGGGGATACTGTAAACTACTCATATCGCCACGCTGCAGCGCTTCCAAATTATCAACACCAATTCTACGAGTTGCAGCTGCATTCATGACGAATTCTTGGCCGTGAACAACACCTGCAATTTTATTTCTGCCGATATCACCTGTATAACCTCCCGCCATAAATCCCGTTGACTGAGAGCGAATCGCTGACACATTAGCCATCCCCGCTGCGATAGCTGCTGCTGCTGCTGCTGCCCCCAGTGCGGGCCCAATATACGGAATCCCTGCCATGGCTGCATAAGCCGCATTAGCTGCCTGATAAGTGTTAACAACTGCTTGTGTTATCGCGGCAGCTTTACCTATTCTCGCCATGACTGAATTATTTGAATTTTGCATTTGAGCCATTTGTCCAAAAAAAGTATCCGCTTGACTCAGAATAATATCATTTTGTTTAGCCCAAACCTGCGCTCTCAGTGATGCGGCTGTTGATTGGTCAAGATTAAATTGCTCAGTAAGGACATTGATTTGGTTGTACATTTGTTGATATTGTGAAATTTGTGCATTAATCAAATCCCAATTTCCTTCAAACATACCTGAAAATGGGCTTTTGCTGTCAGAATTGAGGGCATTAATTACATCTTCGTGCCCGAAATTTTCGTTACTCTTTAAATCATCTAACGCCTTAACAAAATTATTAAAATCTTGATTTTTTCTGAACTGAGAATTATTTTCAAGTGAATCTTTAATAGCAAGAATTCGCACATATTCTTCATTCATCGCAATTTTCTTTTTTAACTCATCATTTTGTGCTTGAGAAAGTACTAATCCCTTACTCATCAAATTCTGATTAACCTGATAGAGTTCATTTTCTATAGTTCGTTGTTCTGATGAGAGTTTCATTAATTTCCATTGCCTATCTAACTCCTTGTTATAATAACCGAGGGGATCTATTGATTCTTTATATTTATTTTTAAGTAACTCAATATATTCATTGAATTCATTAGCATCAATCTTTCCTTTATTAAATATGGCATTCAATTCTTCATAGCTTTTGTTATACTCCTCCAACGCAGCTCGCATTGGTTTTAATGAATTAAGCAGTTTTTCATAGTCTGATGTTGAGTTGTCGCCTGTTCCATTTGATCCTGGTCCAGATGGTTCATTAGTTCCATTACCTTTTTTTCTTTTCCCGGCACTAAATATAATATCACTATAAAAATTTCCGATTTGATCGGTTTCAATTATGTTTTTGTACTGGTCTTTGAGTTTCTGCCAGCCTTCCTTAAGTTGATTTTTAGCACTTTCACTTATTTCAGCTTTGTCGAAATTTATTGTCAATGAATCCAATGTATCGTTTGAATTTCTCCATGCCTTCCTTAAGTTGTTTCTTAGCACTTTCACTTATTTCAGCTTTGTCGAATTTTATTGTCAATGAATCCAATTTATCATTTATTGCTTGAGCAAGCTCTGGCTTTACAAACGATATCAGCTCTGCTAGGCCCCGAAAGAACCGTTGCCAATAATTTAGGACGTCCTCCATTATTTTCTTAGCAAAATTTTTCATTTTTGTCCAAACAATTTCCCACGCCGCGCCAAAATTATTAAACACAAACGAAAAATTTGCACCTGCCATCATTATTAATTTAATAATTATGTTGCAGGCTGATTTAACAACACCTAAAATTCCATTAAAAACATCAGAAAAAGTGAGCCCTAATCCACCTAAATATTCATCAATTGTATTGGTTAATATGTTCCATACTTTCTTAATTACTTCAATCGCACTTGAAATACCTTTCTTTATATCATCCCAAACAGTAATAGCAACATCTTTTAATGATATTGCACCGTCTTCCGTCAATTTGATTTCATCGGAGAATAATACCAGTGCAGCAATAACTGCACTAATTGCAACAATTATTAGACCAATTGGGTTAGCTAGCAATGCCATATTTAATCGCATTACCATTGCAGTAGCTTTCGTCACCGTGCTATTACCCATCTCTACAGATTTAACAAATAAAGCGTTATATACCGTTGCCGCCATGTAACCAACACCAAGGACAGTTAAAGCGGATGCTGCATTTTCCAAATTTTTAGAAAGCCATAAAATAGGACCTGTGATTGCATTTTCTATAGAGTCGGCAAATAACGTGTTATATAATGTAGTTGCAACATAACTAGCTCCCAACATAATTAAATCTGATGCAGCATTTTTCGAGTTTTCAGATAGCCATGAAATGGATTCAGCGATTGTATTGTTGGCACCATTTACATTATCTCTTTCAGAAATATATCCCTGAATACCTGATTTCAGATTTTCGAATGCCTCTAAAATTTTGTTAGGTATTTCCTGAGTATTTTGCTGTGACATGTTATTATTCTGTAAAGCCTGCATAATAACATTTGCCATTATTTGCCCTTGTTTTCCTGTCTCTAATAATTGATCTTTTATGGCATCTAAT